GGGGATTTTGAGGAAGATGGATTAGATTATGAAGTGGATGCGTTTACTCTTACAGAATAAGAGTATACAATCCTTAATAAATAAACAATAATCGGTGTATTAGTGTGCCTTTAGAACGGGTTAGTCAAGGATTTAAAGACATTAGCATGACATTTCAGGCAAATCCCCTGAATGAAGATCTCATTGCACTCAAAAATGCAAATGCAATTGCTCGTTCGATTCGTAATATTGTATTTACAACACCTGGAGAGAAGTTTTTCGACCCATCTTTTGGTTCTAGGATCACCGAATCCTTATTTGAGAACATAGATGAGATTACTGCTACTATTATTGTCGATGAAATACGTGAATCTATAGAAAATTATGAACCACGAGTGCAATTAATCGATGTTTTAGTATTTCCAAACTATGATAATAATGCTTTTGATGTAAATATTGTATATGAGATCATTGGAATTGAGATTCCAGCACAAGAATTACAATTTGTTTTGCAGTCAAGTAGGTAAAAATGCCATTAGCTAACTTTTCTAACTTGGATTTTGACCAAGTTAAATCAACTTTAGAGGAATATCTTAAATCTAACTCGAATTTTACTGATTACGACTTCGAGGGATCTAACCTTTCAACGCTTTTAGATGTTCTGGCATACAATACTTACATTACTTCTTATAATGCGAACATGATCACTAACGAAGTGTTCATTGATACTGCAACTTTAAGAGAAAATATCGTTTCATTAGCAAGAAATATAGGTTATGTCCCCCGTCCAAGGCAAGCAGCACGATCAACTGTATCATTTTTCGTAAATACGAGTGGAATTACCCCTTCACCTGCTACTTTAACCCTTAAAAAAGGTCCTGTGGCAGCATCTGCAGCAGCATTTGGTGGTCAATCCTTCATTTTTTCGATTTTAAGTGATATTACGGTTCCAGTTTTCAACGGAATTGCAGAATTTAACGATGTTGAGGTTTTTGAAGGTACACTTTTAACTCAAACCTTCACATATTCATCCAGAATTCCAAATCAGAAGTTTATTTTACCAAATATTGGAGTTGATACTGATTTAATTACGGTTTCTGTACGTCCGAACGAAGCATCTACAACAGAAACCAAATATAGCATCCAAAATAGTCTTTTTGACGTAAAATCTGACTCAAAAGTTTACTATTTACAAGAAATTGAAGATGAAAGATATCAAATATTCTTTGGAGACGGTATTTTTGGAAAAGATCTTGAAGATGGTAACTTTATTACAATAAATTACATCACTTCCAATGGTGATGCAGCAAATGGACTAAGTTCTTTTAATTTTGCAGGTAGAATTGAGTATACACGTAATGCTCAATCATATACTATCAGTTCTGGCATCTCTTTAATGACTACAGGACTGACTGCATCGGGTGGAGAGACAATTGAGTCTGTAGAATCGGTTAGAAAGTTTGCTCCAAGGATTTATTCGTCTCAAAATAGAGCAGTAACCTCAAATGACTATGAATCTTTGATTCCATCACGAATTTATCCCGAAACTGAGTCAATTTCCGTTTTTGGAGGAGAAGATTTAGTACCTCCTCAGTTTGGAAAGGTCTTTATTAGCATAAAACCAAGAACTGGTGACTTTTTACCAAGTTTGATTAAAGAAAAAATAAAATTAAAGTTGAAAAAGTATGCTGTGGCAGGAATTGTGCCAGAAATACTTGATTTGAAGTATCTTTACCTTGAAGTTAACTCAAAAATCTATTATAACACTAATCTTGCTCCAACTGCAGCATATGTTTCTTCATTAGTTCAAAATAATGCTGAAAAATATGCTGAATCTTCTGATATGAACAAATATGGTGCTAGATTTAAGTATAGTAAGTTTTTAAATCTTATTGATCAGAGTAATGAATCAATAACTTCCAATATTACAACTGTTTATATACGTAGAGACATAAGAGCAGTATTAAATGCTTTTGCAGAGTATCAAATTGGTTTTGGTAACGAATTTCATATTAAGAGTATGAGTGGATATAATATTAAATCATCAGCATTTAAAATAGCAGGGGTAATGGATGATGTGTATATTTCAGATATACCAAATACTAATAAATTAACAGGATCACTATTCTTATTCACTCTTCCTTCTATAGAGTCACAATCTCCTACTATTATTAGAAGAAATGTTGGAAATATTGATTATAAGAATGGAGTTATTACTATTAACCCAATTAATGTTCAATCTGGAATGATAAAAGATGGTCAAACCATTATTGAAATTTCAGCATGTCCTTTATCTAATGATGTTATCGGATTACAGGATCTTTATTTGCAACTAGATATAAGTAACAGTATGTTTGAAACTGTCGTGGACGAAATTGCTTCTGGATTAGATCCATCTGGTTCCAACTATATTACCTCTTCAAGTTATGCCAACGGCAGTCTGGTTCGTTCAGGTGGACGTAATAGTGATATAACACAAACTGACAGACCTGCTGCTCCTAGCACTTCTGTTGCTTCATCCTACTAAGATAATAGAAATATCCAATGACAACAAAAAGAGTTAAGTTTAGTAACATAGTTCAGAACCAGCTTCCTGGATACGTACAAAACGAGTATCCATTAGTCGCAGAGTTCTTAAAATCCTATTATCAGGGTCAGGAGTATGAGGGAGGACCAATTGATTTGGTCTCTAATATTGATCAATATGTAAAAATAGATAATCTTACTAATCTTACTGAATCTGTTGGTTTAGGTGCAACTGTTGGAATTGCAAGTGATGCAATTGACATTGATATGCAGAATTTCCCAACAGGAACTTTGGGATTTCCAGATTCTTATGGATTATTGAAAATTAATGATGAAATTATTACTTATACTGGAATAACTACTTTTGGGTTTACTGGATGCGTTAGAGGGTTCAGTGGTGTTACTTCATATAGAAGTCCTACTAATGCTGAAGAGTTAGTTTTTGAATCTACAACTGCAGAACAACATCCTAAAGGATCTACTATAGAAAATTTGAGTTGTTTGTTCTTAAAAGAGTTTTTAACTAAAACAAAGCATCAAATTACTCCAGGATTAGAAGGAAGACAACTTACACCAAAATTAAATCAAGAAGTTTTCTTAAAACAGTCAAAAGACTTTTATTTAAGTAAAGGAACTGATAGAGGTTTTGAAATTTTATTTAAAGCATTATATAACGAAAAAGTTAATATTATTAGACCCCGTGATTTCCTTTTTACACCATCTAATGCCAACTATAAAATTACAAGAGATTTTGTAGTAGAACCTATTACAGGTGATCCAATGAATTTGGAATTATCTACTTTATTCCAAGATGAATATAAAGGTTCTGATTTAGAGAAGGCATATGCTCCTATAACCCATGTAGAAAAGATTGCAGTAGGTGTTGGAGAGACATTCTATAAGTTTAGTGTAGATGCTGGATATAATAGAGACTCTAGAGTTGAAGGTGCTACTTATGGTACATTTAATACTCATCCAAGAACTAAAATTGTTGGTACAGTAGCAGCAGGAGCTACTACTTTTGATGTTGACTCAACAGTTGGATTTGCAACTGATGGAGAACTTCATTGGAAATATATTGATGGTACTGTAGGTGTAAGTTCATATACTTCCAAAAACTTAACCCAATTTTTTGGATTAACTGGAATTGCTAAAACTATTACAAGTGCAGAATCAGTTGGTATCAATACTTTTGCATATGGACAGTCTGTAGTTGATCCAGACGAGACTATTGAAGTAAGAATTACATCTGTTGTTCATAATTTAGAATATGATAAAGCAGCTTGTCTTTATGGAAGTGGAGATAGTATAAAAATTAAAACTTTAGGAATTGGTAATACAGATTATAGATTAGCTAATTGGTTCTATAATGTTTCACCAACTTATAAAGTAAAACAGTTAGGATTGATAGACGTTTCAGACTGGACATATGAAGTCTTTACTGATGTTGATCATGGATTTAAAGTAGGAGATAGAGCTGTTCTTTCTAGATCTGCAGATGCTAGAACTGCCTATCCACCTTCTCTTATAAGTCAAATAACTTCTTCAACATCTTTCATTATGAAAGAGCAAGGAGAAATTGATGTTACTCGATATCTTGAAGATAATCCTTATATAATTGAAAGAAAAATTGCTAAAGTAAATGCTCTTAACTTCCCAGAAGCATCTGTATATTCTAGTGATGTTCAAAATGTTTATAAAGAAAGATCGGAGGATAAATTATTAATTACTTCTCCATCTATTCCATCATATGATGCTTCTGCTTTAGGTGTTAATGCGAATAGAATTATCTTTAATGGAAGTTTTGAGGGTGATACTTTTAATATTATTGCAGATGCTACTACTCCCGTTGGAGTACCTATTTTTGACCACGGTTATTATACTGGGGATGCGATTTACTATACACCACAAATAGTTAATGAAATTTATGTAGACACTACTAGTGGTACTAAGTTAGATAATTATGTAATCAAATCTGAACTATTCCCCAATTCAGAAGGTCTTTATTTTGTTAAGAGAGTAGATGCCAATAGCATTAAACTTGCAAAAAGTAGATCTGATCTTTATTTTGAAAATTATGTAACTCTTGATAGTGTAGGAATTGTAACTGATAATAGAATTGAACCATTTAGTTTCCATGAAGAGACTTTAAAATCTCAAAAACTTGTAAGATCAATTAATCCACCAATTAATACTGGAACCATATATGAAACTACTCCAGGTACTACTGGTATTCTTGCAAATGGTGTAGAAATATTAAATTACAAATCTTATGATAAAATTAATTATGGAGAAATAACAGGTATAGATGTTCTGGGTGGTGGTAAAGGATATGATGTAATAAATCCACCTATTACTCGAATTGCTGATGCTGTTGGAACAGGTGCTACAGGTTGTGTTGCTGTTAAAGGATCTCTACAAGATATTAGACTTATAGATCCTGGTTTTGCATATGAAGAAACTCCTGTAGTAACAATTACTGGAGGAAATGGTAAGGGTGCGACTGTTGGTGTAAATATGCAGTCTGTATCACATTCTATTCCTTTCTTCTCTAATTCTAGTAAAGTTGGATTGGGAACAACAGGGGATTTGCCATCTACAATTGGATTCTCAACTTATCACAAATTTGCTAATGGTGAAAAAGTAATATATGACCCTAAAGGGCAAAGTGTTATTGCTGGATTAACAAGTGATGCAAGTTATTGGGTTTCTGTAGTTGGAACTGGTGGAACTGTAATAAGATTGCATACTGGTGAAGCAGGTGCTTTAGCTGGAATTAATACTGTAGTTCTTACTGCTCGTGGTGATGGTGTACAACACATAAAAGCTTATAATACAAAATCTGTTATAGAATCTATTAATGTACTTACATCTGGATCTGGTTATGAGAATAAGAAGAGAACTGTCCAACCTGCAGGAATCAATACATCTTCAGATGAAATAAACATTGCAAATCATGATTATAAAAATGGAGAAATTATTAACTATACTTGTACAGGAACACCTATTACAGGTTTAACAACTGCCACAGATTATTATGTTAATGTTGTTGATAAAGATAATTTTAGATTAACAAGTGTTGGTGTAGGAACTACTGCTAAAGATTTTTATTATAGAACTAAACAATATCGTGATCTTACTTATATTGGTGTAGGAACTCATCAATTTAATTATCCTCCTATTAGTGTTCAAGTAAAAGGAAAGGTAGGAGTAACATCTGTAGGAACAGAAACCTTTGAGGCTAAAATTCAACCAATATTCAGAGGAGAGGTTACATCTATTCATTTAATTGATAAAGGAGTTGGATATGGATCTTCTGAGGTTATTAATTTTAATAAAGAACCTGATGTAACTTTATCTTCTGGTACTGGAGCTGAACTTGTACCAATTATTAGTGGTGGATCTATTAGTGAAGTTTATGTTAAGCATAAAGGTAAAGATTATATTGCTCCTCCAGATCTTCAAATAACTGGTACTGGTTCTGGTGCTCTTTTAACTCCTATTCTTAAAACTGTTGGCGTTGGAACTACTGCCACATATCTTTTAGAAGAAGTTAAGGTTCTTAATAAAGGTGCTGGATATGGTTCATCAACTACTTCAATCGATGTTGTATCACCAGGATCTGAAGTAAAGATTCGCACTAATGTTCAACAATGGACTGTAAACTTATTTGAAAAATATTATCAAGGTGAGCAAATAACATCTGATGATGGAATTATCGTAAATGGATTGAATAGAGGATATGGACTTCAATACACTCACTTATATGCTCCCAGGAAACTCAGAGAGGGCATGTATGCCACGAATCAAGAGGGAGTGTCCTTATATGGTCAACCAGACTTAAAACGTGTTAATGGACAAGAAATAGAGTCTCCAGATCATTCTCCAATTATTGGTTGGGCATATGATGGAAATCCAATTTATGGTCCTTATGGTTATGTTAAGAAAGAGGGTGGATCTGTAACCCAGATGAAATCAGGGTATGTTGAAGAAGCAGCATCTAAGGAAAATAGACCACCATTAACTGTTTTTGGACCAGGATTCTTTGTTGAAGATTTTACTTATAAAGAAAAAACAGATGAAACTGTTCTAGATGCTAATAATGGAAGATTCTGTATTACTCCACAATATCCAAATGGAGTGTATGCATATTTTGCAACTATTAGTAATTCTGGTGCTGAACAGGGTGGTCAATTCAATAGTTATAAATTGCCAGTATTCCCCTATCTTTTAGGTGATAATTATCAGTCAACTCCTGATGAATTTAACTTTACTCAATATTCTAATCAAGATGATTATCTATTGACTAAAGGAAAACTTAGAAAAGATATGACTCTGGCTGATGTTAAAGAAGAGTCTACATGGAGTACTGATTTCTATAGAAATACTGCACCTTATAATTTGATTGAAGGTGATGAGCAATATCAATACATGCCTCTTCCTAATAAATTGAAGCAGCATATAGATCTTAAAGGAGTTGCTCCAGGAGTTGTTGAAAGTATTGGAATTACAACAGGTGGAAGGAATTATAAGGTTGGTGATACTGTAGTATTCAATAATGAAGGAACAAGTGGTGGTAAGGCAGCAGCAGCAGTTTCAAGACTTGTTGGTAAAGATGTTACTGGTGTTAGTGTTGCTACAAGTTCAATAAGTGGATTGGAAGTTTATCCAGGTCCACAAAAAGGTGATTACACTCTTGTAAATGATGAACCTATTAATTGGATTAATGGTGATATTATTAATGTTACAGGACTATCTACAACTTCATCTAAAATTGAAGGAATTTATAATGCAGGTATTAGTTCTAATCGTCTTGTCTTAACTGGTGTTGGAACTACAGCAGTTGCTATTGGTACTGATGGTGCTACAGGAATAGTTACTCACTTTAGTGTTCAGGGTGATTTGAAATTCCCAGCTATTAGACCTAATGATATTTTGGGTATAGGAACGGAAACAGTTCAGGTATTGAATATAGAGCCTAATCTCACTCGTATAAGGGTTCTAAGGGGTTACAACGGGGTTACAGGGGTATCTCATACCGTAACATCTATATTGCTTGAAGATCCCCGTAAAGTGGTTGTTCGTGCTGGAATTAATTCAAGTTATGAATGGAAACAAAATACCCAGATATACTTTGAACCCAAAGAAACTGTTGGTGTAAACACTCTATCTGGTGTTGGTATTGGTAGCACACTTAGGTTCTCTAATCCTGGTGTTGGTTTAACAATGCTTTATGTGAAGACTAAGGAAATGTACCTTCCTCAACATGGATTACTAACTGGTGATAAGTTAACTTATTCTCCTGGTAATGGAACAGGTATTACTATTTGGGAAGATGGTAAAGCAGGAACAGGAGTAAAAACATTAGTAAATGGACAAACTCTTTTTGCAGCAAAAATTAATGATGATATAATTGGGTTATCCACTTGTAGGGTAGGTTTAGGTACTACGGGTACTTTTGTGGGCATTGCAAGCACACAGAGGGACAGTACAACGTTCTTCTTTGCTGGAATAGGAACTGGAGTATATCATAGTCTTAAGACAAATTATAATGTAATTACAGGTGAAGTTAATAGAACTAAGGTTACTGTTTCAACTGGAGAAACTCATGGTCTGTTAAATGATCAAAGAGTGTTTATGGATGTCAGTCCAGGTATAGACACTTCAATTATAGTCAAATATAATGATTATAATAGAAATGTAGTAATCAATCCTAAGACCTTTACAGCAGCTGGTGTAAACACAACTACAAACGAATTAACTATAACAAATCATGGTTATAAAACAGGTGATAAAATTATCCATACTGTAGGAGTAGCATCTGCAATACCAGGTGGTTTAGCAGATAATGAGATTTATTATATTGTTAAAATTGATAATAATACATTTAAATTATCTCCAACTTATCATGAATCAACAGAATCTAAACCACCTATAGTTGGAATTACTAGTGCTGGTGATGGTGGAGTAATTAATCCAATAAATCCTCGAATAGAATTATACAAAGACTGCAATGCTGTATTTGATGTTTCTGATTCATCCCTATCTTATGTAAATCAAGCAACAACTTATTCTGCATTCAAACTTACTTTCTATAGAGATGAAAACTTTACTAAGATTTGGGATACTTCCACATTAACAAAAGACTTTAATGTTGTAAGAAATGGAGCTCCTGGCAT